CTACTGTTGTGTTTCCCTCTGCATCTGTAACTTCGATAGAACCAAAGTCCCAAGTAAGTGCAGGAACCACACCACCTAAATCACCGGTCAACATAGCCATCTTATCTTTACCACTAATACTAATAGTGGTTTGAGTAGTATTTTTATTCAAATTAAAATTAGTAATAAAATATATACCCGCTGGAAACCAAATTATATTTGGGTAAATGGGGTTAATAGTATTTTTTAAACCTACTTCAAGTTTAAATTTTGAATTTAATGCCCACATATAAGAATCTGACTCGTTTAACTCTGCGGCCAGGGTCAAAGAACAAGTTCGTCTAATGGCAGAGTTACCATCAAGATTGACTGAACCTTGAGTAACTCTACCACTAAAGTCTGCTTTAGGCATTTCTTGTAAATCTAACAAAATGATTTTAGCATAGACTTCACGACTTTGTTGTTTAAATAATTCGTATAAAAAATCTTGGTCAAGTAAAGGGTTGTTAGCCATGTTATGCCTCCCATCCTGCCAATCTGTTTTTTACCAAATTGTCATAAGTGTTATCATCTATTTCATAACCAGTAGCAGAGAATGAATAAATAAGTCTACCTAATGTATCATTAGGAGATAAACTTACATTCATAATTCTGACAATATGATTACCTTCAGTTGGAGAGCGGAAATACTTTGGTTCACCATTAGTAAGCCAAGCAAGTACGGCTTCTCTAAATAATCTCTCTTTATATCTATTTTCATCAGAAAGAGCAGTTGGCAAAGGTGGAACATTGGTATTGTTTGTAGCAGTACTTGGACGATACTTATTACCCTGTGCATCTTCAAAGTCCATGAATAATTCATCGGGATCAATAAGATAAGAAATAAGTCCTCCTATACCAATTTCTCGATAATCGACATTTCCATTTCTCATAATCATAGGATATTTGCCACCAATAGTGTCAATCTTAGATTCAAGAATTGTTCGTTTAAAAGAGTTGATTTTAGGATTGTACTGTATTCTTAAATGTTTATCTTTATCGCCTAAACAAATGTCTTCGAAGCGTGCGGCCAGTGGTTGGGCGAGCAGCTTCTCGGTCGCGTTCCCCGCGCCAGTGGGAATACCTTGTATAGCATAGGTATAAGTAATGCCATGTTCAACAGTAAAATCTTGATATGGTTGAACAAAAATGATACTTAATTTTTCCCAATCTTCTGAGTTATTTGCTTTTCTCCAAATAGTATAAGTATAGTTGCTGGATAAAGCTTCTCCTGTTGTAGTCAATTGTACATAACCATTCTCGTAATTGTTGGTTGCTACTAACTGGGTCTGTGTAGGAAATTGATCCAGTTCTTGCGGTACTACATTAACGAGGGCCGCACCCACATATCCATTTACACTTGTAGCAACAAATTCTACTTTATAAGTATTGTTATCAAAATCTAAATCTCTACGAATTTCATAATCTTCATAGTCGGTTTCAGAATTCATGTGCAATTTTTCTTCTGTTGATTCTATCAACACATTGTTTTCATATAAATCAAAATGAGAAGAATAAAACTTCTCTGTTTTATCTTCTTCATTTGGTGTATAGATACCTCTGTAATAAAAATCGCCCATATCTGTTCTTTGAGTACAAGTTATAGAAGGTGCGGCGATATACTTGATTATTCCTACACTTGAGTAATAACCTATTTCATCAGTACCATCTACATAAGCTATTTGTACCTTATAATATTGACCAACATTAAATTTTGATATATCAAGTGCATTTATTACAACTTCGGTTTCAGTATAACTTGAAGCATCTTCAACTTCTCCTATCTGTATACCGCCGATTGTTCTAAATTTAACTTTTATACCAGAAACTTCACTAATACCGACTGAGCGATTCATGACATAAGGAATAACTACTCTTGTTGTATCACCTGATTCTGGTTTAACCATGGGTGGAATTAAATTTTCCAAAATTGGCGGGTTAAGTTTTGCCATTCATCACTCCTCCTTTATCATAAATTCTAATGTATCCAATTGTTCCATTGAAAGATTTATGTCGCCAAAATCTTCCAAAGAAACTTGGTAAAAAGATACTTCTTCTTCTAATTCAGAAAGTTCTTTTAGCTTTTGATTAATAACTTCTTCTTTATCATAATCACCACAAATTTTATCTTTAAACTCTTCAATCTGTTGTCCTAATTGTAAGAAGTGGTTTTTATTCTTTACTAAGTAAAAATTAACTTTAATGGGGAGGACTAAGTCCCCATTAAAGTATTTATAAAAACCCATAGCAATACGATAAATTTGTTCATTTGTCATTGTTTTAGTTATTTTATTCATCACCTTTGTCTCCTTTATTGAGTCTCTTGCTCCAACTCGAAGAAAGAGTCATCAAATAATTCAAATGCCTTACCACTCTCAAATTCGAGATAGTGTTCAACAATACTACCAAGGTCTTCCGCAAGAATTCTATAACGTCTTATTATATCTGTTCCCGGGTCTTTTATATCCAGTATAGTTACTTTTAATTCGTTTCCTTGTACCTTAATTTTATCAGAATTGGTTTCGATTAAACCATTCTTGTGTAAACTTAAACCAGGTGTCTTAATTACTATACCATTGGTAGCTTCTGGATTTATAATCAGGTTCTGATGATTAAAATTAAACTTACCATTCTGTAAATTCAACAAAATAGAAGATTTATCACTACTCTGAATTAATTTATCAGAATGTCCAATTTTAATTTCATCATTTTCGCCAACAGAAAAATCACCAAACTCTGTAAGTTTAAAGTAGACATCATCAGTATTGCGCACTCCAAATAAGCCTACAACTTTTTCACAAGTTTCTATGTCATTATTTATTTGTTCCAATTCCTCTTGTTCTTGGCTTAATTGGTTATTTAAATTATTAATAATAGCAATTTGTGCTGCTATCTGTTCATCTGAAGCACCTTGCGCATACAAGTTATCTAATACAATAAATGCTTCATTAATATCACTCATTGTATCATCAATTTCTTCTAACTTTGTGACTTTTAATTGCTCCAAATAAGTCATTCTATCAGAGTCTTCTAACTCACCAAGGAAAACTCCAGAAAGTTTACCATCGTAATTTAAGTGAGAAATACCAGTAACTACTGAGCCAATAGAAGTATTATTAGCTTTCCAGTTGTTTAAGATTGGGTCGTCCCACAAATCTTTAAACACTGGTACCGGTTGTATCCACAAAACTGAATCATCTAAATCAGACTTGGCAATAATATTAAAACACTTTCTTCCTTCCATTACGATAGGTGGTGCCTTTAAGATATTGCCAGGCTGTGTGAGTTCAAATTCATGGAAATCTGCGGTTGGTTCACCAACAGGATAAAGAAGTTCCCAATTAACATTGGTATTTTCTTTTTCTGTACTATCAGTATCTATAAAATATAACTTAGGTGATTTCTTATAATAAGCAGGATTCGCGCCGTTGGAGTCGTACAGAACTTGAGTTGGTCCCTCAAATGTTGTGAATGAGTTAGAACTAGATACTGGAACTGGGAAATATCCAGTAACCAAAATTCTGTTATTCAAACTACTTGTAGCATCTCCCTCGAAATCTTCTCTACCACGAATATATGCTCTAATTATGTGAGAACTGAAAAGTTGTAACAAATCTGGAACAGCCTTAAAATCAGTTTCAGTTCTACGAATCTCTCCAAGCTCAGTAATACGAGTATCTGTAGGTAGAGTAGGTTTTACACTTGGGTCACTTGCGTCACTTTCAATTACACGAGTTTCTGTGTAGTTCAAGTCACCTTGGTCACCAACTGTATCTTCTATAATACGGATATACTCATCATCTTCAGTTGAACGTGTTCTTGTACCAGCTTCATTAATTCTTTTACCATAGATAATATCATCTTCGGCGTTAAGTAAGAAAGAATATCTGCCCGGAACTACCCTACCTGTGTAGTCCAACTCCGAGAAGTCCATCTCACTTCCTTCTGGTTTGCTATACCAATCAAGGTCAAAGATATAACCCTTTTCGATTAACTGTTCTGTTATATCTTCATTTTTAGCATTTAAGACTCTAATTTCTACTCGCTGCTCTTCACCAACAGCAATACCATTTTTACCATTAACAAAGCGTATATCCATTTTATACTCTGTACCAAAATAATCTATAGTACAAAAGTCTAAAGTTTTAGCGATTGATTCATAGGAAGTACCAGAATCAAATCTAGTGGTACAATAAATAGTATTGTTAATATTTGTGGAACATAAATAATCTTTTATTCTAAAATAGAAGTCTAATTCTTTAGGATTATAAATAGTGTAATTTATAACTCCTTCTTTTTCATCCTTTTGGTATCCTCTTTCTCTTTCAGAGTAACCCTCCATGAATTCTTCATAGGACATTGGCTCTATCATCGTATCAACATAAGGAATAGTCCAAGTAATAGAACGTAATACAGCCTCAGAATTAGCTTTACGCGCATATAAATATCTTTTCTTGTTCTTTTCCCAAGAATTGATTAACTGACCTTTAAGATTGTAAATCTTAAATTCACCATCATTATCACAGTCAATTATTAAATATTCATTATCTGGCTTCTGAGTTTCACCCATAAGGTCAAAGGTTAAATCTTCGCTATCCAGTCTGCGGTGCTTGGTGTCTGGCACAACAACCTCTCCAGTTACTGGGTCAATAACCTCTTCTGAACCAATGGGTGATTCATAAAGTGCAATAAGTTTAAACACTTCTTTTTCATGACTTATATTAGGGTCAAACTCATAAGTCCATTCATCATTGGTGTAAGGCCCGCCTACAAGTTTCCAGTTTTCACCAGCATATTCATCTGGTTCAACTTCTACACCATATTGTGGGTCAACATATTGATATAATCTATACTGCAAGTTCAAATCAAAAGCAGTATGATTTTGTAACATTTCAATGAAACTATTCTTTTTATCAATTTGAATTATTTTTTTATTATAATTAGCTAAGAAAATTGAATAATCTTTTTCAATTTCCCATTCTGGGTATCCTTCTTTTATTAAAGTTTGCTTTTCTGTGTCGGGCAAATATGAATAATAAGTTAAAGGCTTTGGATTGTGTCCATTAACACCATAACCATTATCTACCTTTTTTGACATAATAGTTAATTTGTCAGTATTTATCTTTTCCTGTTTATAACCAAGTTGTAAATCAAGATTTTTAACAAACAAGTTGTTATCAAGGAAATTACCTTCAAATGACCAAGGTACAGGAACACCATTAATATTTATGAAAGTTTTAGTTACACTTGGATCTACAATATATTGGTCTTGCTCGTCTAACTGATACTCTCCACCTAATTGATAGAAACTAATAGATGCATTAGATATGCGCAATCCATCTTTAATATATTTATCTTCCAAAGTAAAAATCTTTTCTTGGACATAATAAGTTTCAAAGTCATAAGGGTTACCATTCATATCATTGGAACTGAAAATGAATTGCTTAATTTCTGTTTGTTCAGTACCAGTAGAGTCAAGATAACCTAAGTTCAAAGTTAATATTAAACCATATTCTCCAGTAAGTAACTGTCTGTTATCTTTATCATTTTTACCTATTAAAGTTTTAAATTCTCCTTTAAGGTAAATTGTATCATAATCAAAACCATTGGCATTACTTATTGCGTTTGCGGTCCAGAGTGGACCAGTGTCCTGACTAGCAGGATCTTCATTAGGAGTTTCTAAAGCTGTATTTGCATTAGTAAGCAACTCTCCTTCTGTCTCTGGGTTATCAATAAGATTTACTGTATAACTAACAAATTGAGTATAAGGAGAAACATAGTTATAGTCTTCTCCCGCTGCACTAACATATCTACCTTCAATATGTTTTTGATTATTAAAATCACCATTAGGGACTTTAACAAAAACAGTTTCGCCAACCAGGTAAGTAGTTATTTCTGAATAAGCATAAAAACTTGAAGAATTATCAGTAACATAATACTCACCACGAGCGGCATTGGAATTATCTTTAATAGTGCAAATGAGTGTTTTATCAAAACTCATTTTATTAACTTCAGACTTAGCAATAGTTTGTATCGCTTTAAATAAGCCTTCTTGTAATTCGCTACTTTCCATAGTTTTCTCCTTTCTCTCCATATTCTATTATTATTTCAAAAAAATCTGCTGATTATTGTATAATATCGACCAAATAAAAAAGGGGATAGGCATAAAACCTATCCCCTTAATTTTAATCATTTTTACGCTGTGCGTATTGTGAAGCCATGTTCACGATATTCTGGAATGCCTGTTCAATTTCGTTTCTATCAGTTGCGTTAGGGAAGTTAGCAGTAATTTCAACTTTTTGTTCAAGTGTTCCGGAATTACCAGAAGCAGATTTAATATTGGCAGTAGCAAGACTTGCGGTCATGGTGTTAAAGTCGATTGAACTAGCCAATTGTCTTACAACATCTACTGCAGTAAGGATATTTGAGGTATCCTTTGCATTGAGTACAAGCTCTTTTTGATGGAGAACCGCAAGACGGCCATCATCGCCCCACTCACCAGTATAACCACCGGTATCAAACTTAGCACCTGGTCTTGCCCAAGCAACCCACTGACTTTCTGGTCTACCAATTTGATTATATAAAGCAATTAACTGATCTCTAGTAGAAGAATTGTGTGGACCATTTTCAAGTTGACTTATTGCTTGATAAATACCAGCATTATTTCTACTATTATTATCAAAACTATCTTTAATACCTGGTCCACCACCAGAATTATAAGAAGAACCGCCACCTCCTCCAGAACCACTAGAAGTAGGTGATACGGAAGGAATGCTAGGAGAAACACTTGCTCTCTGGCCCATGGCTGCTGCGAAGTCTCTTGCTGCCTGTGCTGCTGCATCTAACTGACTCTTCAAACTCGTGTACTGTTGTGCTAAGTTTGCAATCGCAGTAGCTTGAGCGTTAATTGCATCAAGTAAAGCGCCAGGACCTGTCTGCCATGCCTGCGCGGCCTTAGCAAACTGATCTACCGCAGTTTCACCATATCTTTGTGTTTCTTCAGTAAGTTCAGTAGTTCTTTCAGTAACTTCAAGAATGTCCTGTGAAGCTCTATCTCTGAAACCATCCATTGTGGTTCCAGCGGTTTCCATAGCAGCTTCATTCTGTTGTGAATATTCTTCAGCCTTAAGAATTACATTATCAAATGTTTCATTAAGTGCTGGCAACCAAGTGTCATTGAAGTAAGTTTGTAAATCATCAGTTTGAGTTTGAATACCCATATAAGTATCACCAAAACTTGTTTGTAAATCTACATTCTCTGCTGCTATATCACCAGTATAAGCAACATATTGTACAATGTCCTCGTCACGAAGTCTCTGATTATTAGTAAATACATTTTGCATCTGCAACTGTATAAACTCTGACTGACCTACATAAGTCTCTTGTATTCTTGCAACTGCATCGTAATAAGCCTGAGTGCCTACGCCGTACAATTCTCCTGCTTGCTGAATATCCTCAAGCATTTTGTCGTGCATTTCCAAAAGCTGTTGTTGAAGAGTATCAATGTATTCTTCATTGGCCTTTTCCATCTCATAGATTTTGTTTCTATAATCATCTGCGGCATTATTAACGGCTTCTTCATCAGCGGTATAAACATAACTGTAGTTACCTTCATTGTCTCTTGACATTCTAACCTGAGATTTTGCGGCCTGGGCCTCTTCGAGTGCGATCTCAGCCAACTTAGATTCATATCTAAGTCTAAGGTAATTCAAGTCATATTCACTAAGTTTCGCTTCTTGTTCTTGTAACTGTTCGATTTCAGTTTCAAGGTCAAGCAAGTCTTGTTTATATTTAAGATTTTCATTTTCATCAACGGACTTATTAATGTCATTGATTAAATCTGATAACTGATGCCATCTCTCATACTCTGGCTCCCACATGTCTGTAAGGCTCTTCTGAAGATCCCATTCAGCCTTCATCGCGTTGAGATCACCAACAGCATTGGAGAAGTCCTCTATGACTAACTCAATGTTATTTTCAAAGGCTTCAAGATTTGCCTGTAAAGCATCTTCCCAAGCCTGATGGAAGTTTTCTGTTGCGGAAATGAGTTCTTTCTCTTGTTCCTCAATGATTTCGTTCCAGTACTTTTGTTCAAGTTCGCCGGAAGCTTGCGCGAGTCGTGTCTGAGATTCCAACAACTGGGCCTGAATCGAATCCATCTTCGCCTTGGCCGCAGCCTCATTGTTAACCGCCTGTGTTACAGATTCAGCATTGAAAGTTCTCAACATTTCATTAGTAATACCAAGTGATTTCTTACCTACAATATCTACGATATTCATGTAAGACTTAGTAATCTTCTGACAGAATTCAATCTTCTCAATGTAAGTATCCATTTGCTTAACATTTTCATTAAACAAATCTTTAACCTTTTCAAATGCTTGGTCAACACTATCTTGTGCGTCCTCAAGGGAACTCATCATATTGGAAATGTAATCATCCATCTGGTCAACGGCCTGAGCCATCTCGTTAGGGTCAACTATACTACCAATCATGCCATATAAGTCTTCACCAGCAGATGCTCTTGCAATTACATCTTCGGCATTACCAACACCAAGATTTCTCAAAGTATCTGCAAAGCCTTGTTGATAAACATTGTATTTATCCATGGCGTCAACAGTTCTCTCACCGAGAAGTCCAATTGCTTCAGCTGCTTTGTGAGCATCATCTTCAATTCTCTTAAGCATAAAGTCTAATCTTGCAATATCTTCTTCTTCCCATTCGATACCAATTTCAACCTTATAATTAGTCTTCTCAAGTTCGAGTTGTAATACCTCTGCTTTGGCATCAGCAACTGCCTGAGCCTGCTCATACCACAAGTCTTGAGTTTCTTCATATTGCTTAAGTGCTTCGGTGAAAGCATTGTAATCATCTTCGGCTTGCTGGAATACTGCATCAGCATTTTCGTCCATTGAACTATTGTTGTAAGCTTCAACTGCGGCATTGTACTTGTCAATCTGTTCCTGCATGAGCTGGTCATAATTAACAATGGTTCCGTTCGCGTCGAACTCCGCACCGAAGGCCGCAATTGCTCCACTATCAAGTTTAAGATATTCTTCTACTTCTTGAAGTTTTCTTTCTGCTAATTCAACTGATTCGCGTTGCTTAGCGATTTCAGCATCCATAGCATTAAGTTTTGCCTTACCATAGGCTCTATCTTTTGCCTTAGAAAGTCTATCAAGAGCCTTTTCATTATCTTCGATTTGATTGTTGATTACGTGGTAACGTTCAACCTCACCTGTTGGATCTTTAGGTTTCTTTTGAGAGCTAGACTTGCCTCCACCACCACCGCTAGAAGATTTACCTCCGCCTCTGTTAGAAGAGGATAAATTATTAGCAGAACCACTTGGTTTTTTGGTAACACTATTAATTTTAGGTGTAGTACCATCTGTTGTCATTGCGAAAGCAGGTGCATAAGTTGATGCTTCTTCATCAGGTAATTGTTCAGTCCAAGTAATTTCAGACCAACTATGTGGTACTGGTTGACCTTCTCCTAAAGGCTTACCACCTTCATCTTGAACCTCATGATGTATTCTATAAACCGGAATTTGAGTTTTAATTTCTTGACTTTCAGAAGCAAAGTTAGCTTCAAATCCCATTGAATCACAAAGAGCATTTACTTGATCTACTGTCATACCAGTAGCAGCAATCATCTCATTTAATGCTTCAACAAAGCCATCTTTACCATTAAGATAAAGTGAAGCACCAATCTCTAAATCATCAAATGCAAGTGCTTGTGCAGTTAATTTATTCAACCAGGATTCAATTTTTGCGGCATCAGCTTCTGTGCTTGAAACAGCAGAAGCTAACATAGAACCAACATCTTGTGAAAGCTCTACTCTTAACTGGTCAATTGCTTCTGCATCACCTTCTGCGGCCTGAGCAATTAAGTCAAGATGTTCAGTAACAAAATCGCTACTTACATAATCTTCACTAATATCAAGCAACATAGCAATTGCTTTACGAGTACCAATCAAGGCATCAGCATATTCAGCACTTGCTTCTGTACTATTTTCAAGCACATCTCTCCATTCGTCAAAATTAGAACTAAGAGTTTCAACTGCTTGATTCATCTTCATGATACTTTTGGCGACTATATCAGCTTCAAGATCATCCATTTCGTTATTAAAGCCTTCAAGAGCACTTCCAGCTTCTCTAATGTAATCAGAGTAGTTTTGCCATGCTTCTTGATCAAGCATTGCGGTATCTTGAGCCTGGTCAATTTGATATGCAGCAGTATTAAAAGCTTCAATAGTTTCAACTGTACCTTCAGCATAAGCTTGTTGTAATTCACTTAAATCATCATAATGTAAAGCAATAGCCATATCAGCAGCAAGATATTGGTTATATGCTTCTTGAGCACCACCTCCACCTTTTGCGAAATCTTCATCAGACATTGTTTTTCCCAATTCTTGATATTGAGAATATAAAGCATTTCTATTATCTATTGCTTCTGCTATTCTTGATTGCTCTACATAATCTTGAAAATCTCTTGCAGTTTTAAGAAGTTTATATGTTCCATCAATTGTTAATGCGAAAAATTGTCGCATATCTTCAGGAAGGCTGGCAAAATCTTCAGCAGAAATTTCATCACTTTGATCTGAAAGACCATCAGCAATTTTTTGTAATCCATTATAGAATTCTGCAGTAGCAGCTAATGTATCTGCAGTAACAGTTCTCATTGAATCACAGAATCTAACCAAAACATCTTCAAAACCTTCAATTTCGAAACCACTTGTTTTTAAATCTTGAATAAACTGTCTTGGGGTAATTGATTCCCAATCAATACTTTCTATTTGTTCGGCAAATTGAACCATAGTATTTGAATCCATATCAGAAAATAAAGATTCTAACTGTTCATTTGCGCCATTATTTTCTGCTATACTATAAGCATCTAATATTGAACGAGTCTGCTGATGAGTTAAATCTTCAAAATTTGCTTCATTATTAAAATATTTTACAGCATTTACACTTTGTTCATTTATATAATGTGCAAAACTATCCATTTCATTTGCATAGCCTTGCATTAAGTCATTAAATAATTCAGTATATTCAATTCCTAAGGCATCAGCCATTTCATGTAATTCATCAGTAGTTTCTATTCCATATGCTTCTAAAACAGCCAACCCCTCTTCTACTGCTTCGTCAATATATGCAGACATATCTTCTTCAGTGCCAGCATTATAGATAGTATTCCAAGCATCAATATCAGTTGGTTCAGCACTATTAGCTATATATTGACCAGCAAAATTACTGAAATTTACATGCCCATCAGAAAAATTTGTTAAAGCTTGTTCATAAAAATCTAAATTTTCTTCATTTAAAGAATCTAAAAAGTTTTGAGCATTTTTTGCCGCTTTACTAAGTTCATCTAAAGCATCAGCTGTAGCAAGAGAAGCTGCTATTTCTTGAGCATATACATGTTGTAATTCATGATTTTCATCATAGTATGTAAAAGATCTATTAGCATCATCGCCTTCAACTCCTACGAGTTGAGCATTCAATCCACTTGCTGCACGATATTCATCCCACAAATCTTGTGCATCTTGGTCTGCCTCTGTGCTTATCTGCTCAATGCGATCACGAGTTTCTGCTAATCTTGTTTCATATTGAGTTTGATATTCATCGGCAAAAGCACTAGCAGCTGCATCTATTGCCCCTTCACTATATTCTTCAATGTCAAGATTTGCATGAGCTATATCTTGACTATAAGCGGTCATAATATTTGCCGTTTCAGCAACCTCTTGGCAATAATTGCGTATACTATTTTGCATTTCTTCAGATGCATTTTCAAACAATTCTGAGCCTTCAAAAGCGCCTTCACCAAGAATTTTATAAGATTCTGCCAATCTTTCTATTTCAGCTTGTTGCTCCCACTCACTTGACATTTGAGAATCATAAAAATGATTTCCTAAAGTATCACCAGTAAACAAAGTAGAAGCTAAATTAGCATAAAAACCTGCTGAACCACCAGCACTATTTAGTAATGTAGCACCAATAGCATTTTGAACATCATTTGAAATTAAGCCATCATCACTTCTTCGTATAGCAGTTAAATCAGCTTGATTAGCAGCTTGATTGGCACTGACTTGTCCCATTCTCATTGCAGCTTGTGCCTGTAACATTTGAGACTGAGCATTAGCTTGTGCTTGAGTAATAGCTTCTTCATCAATGATTAATTGATCACCTTCCCATTGGTAATCTGTAGCATTTAAATCACCATTTTCAATAAGGGCCATTGCTGCATTATTGGCTTCAATTAATGCATCACGATATTCCTGTGTACCTTTGGTAAGTTCTTTTAAGGCATTTAATCCTTCTTCATAATTAGAAATAGTATTTTTTAAATCTTCATAGGCTTGAGTTGCTTCATTATAAGCATTCGTTAAATTTGCAGCTGCTTTTGCACTTTTTTCAGCAGCGATTGCATCTGCATTATAAGCTTCATATGCAAATTTACAAGCAGCTACAAAAGCTGCTATTGCCGCTACTAATATTAATATAGCTCCAGTTGCTGCCGCAATTTGAGCAGCAGTAGTTGTGAGAGAAGTTCCAAATATCTTTTCTGCAACGGCTGCTTGTAGAGTAGTACCTGTTTTTAATTTTGTTGCATCTATATTTAATATTTTGGCTAAAGTATTAAGTTCTTCCGCTTCCGATTCTGAAAGTGTTTCTTTTGTAAGCAATTTTTTACTTATAATTAATTCTATAACCTTTGCCTTTTCTGCTCCTTCAACTCCCAATGTTCTTAATTTAGCTTCAAGAACAAGTTTTTCAGAGCCAGCAACTAAAGCATTAGCAATAGCATTTTTAGTTTGTTCAGCGGTTAGTGTTCGTATACCAGTTATTACTATTGGTATAACCATACCTAAAGAGGTAAAAGTAGACAACATTTTTTCGCCAAAAGACATATCTTCATTATTCCAAACATCAAAAATGCCTTTTAAATTATTAGCTACCATAGAGATCTGCATTAAACCATTAGCGAGTCCTACTAATCCCTTTGCCCAATCTATTGTATTTCCAGAGGCAGTAGCCATGTAATTTTGTATAGATTTAAGATTAACTTCATAACGTTTTAATGCTTCTTCAACACTAAGTTCAGCTTCTACGTTTTTATCTATTGAAGCAGTATATTGATCTAAAGCTTCTCTTGCTTTATCCTCACTACCATAAACTTGAGTTAATATGTTTAAATACCTTTCATAGCTTACATCAACAGAAGTAAGTTTATCTGGAATATCACCCAAAGCTTTGTTTAAATATTTTAAAGTATCTTGTCTGTTTGTTTTTGGATTTAAAGCTATTTGGAAATTTTTTGCTGCCTCTCCACTTAATTCTAAATTAGAAGTTATATTTTTTATATTTTCTTTTATTTTGGAAAGAGGTATATCCATATCACTAAAAGATTGTTGAATTAAAGGCAATTTATCTTGTATATCTAAAGCTTGAGACAAATCAATATTGCTTGTTTTTAATGTTTTAGCTTGTGACATATAAGAATCATAATATGCATTACGTACATCACTGAGCACATTTCTTTGTGCGCTATTCAATCCTTTATTTTTAGCCATTAAAGTTTGTTGTTTAGTTAAATCTTCTAACTCTTTATCAGCTAAATTTTTAACTTCTTCACGTTCTGCAATTTGTTGTTTTAAAGCATCAACTTGTTGTAATGATAATTTTACAGCTTGAGTTTCAAACTCATTTAATTTCTCAGCATTACTCAGTATATCTTGTTGTAAAGTTAATCTCATCTTTTCGGCTTGCGCCATAACTGAATCATCTGAAAACATTGTTTGAGCACGAGATAAAGCTTCAGTTTGTAAACTTTGTACCTTTTCTCTGCCACCTTTGGTCAACATCATAATATTTTGAGCAATGTTACGAATTCCTTCTGCCATTTGATTCCCAAAATATTTTGTCATTAAAGTGCCTATTACGCTTAATACTCCTGGTACCCCACCAAAAGCTTTAATTAAATTATTAACTCCTCTTAAGGCAGATGCCAAACCGTCATTTAAAGTTATAAAGAAATCATCATCAATAATTGATTGATAAATTCCTTCCATAGCTGCCTTTACTCGTTTTTGGGAAGCTTCCCAAGATTTTGCATAAATATCAGCTTGTTCTTGTAATGTGCCATTTGCAGTATTAGCAACAGAAAGATTTTCTTGAAATGTATCCCAATTCTCAAAAATAGCCATGAATTGAGCATATTGACGCTGACCAGCTACATTTTGAGCCAATGCAACCCTTTCTGCTTCACCAAGTTCGCCCCATCTTTGTCCAATATCATCAAGAATATCGTCCATAGCACGAAGTTGACCATTAGTATCCATAACATCAACCCCAACCTTAGCAAGAGCCTTTGAATATTGGCCTAAATCAACTCCATCTTCAAGTGTTTTACCAAGTTCCAAATCTTGGATACGAGCAAACATTGTCTTAAAAGCAGTACCTACTACATCAGCAGATTGACGAGTTTGTGCAACTACAGTGGCCAAAGCGGTTGTAGCATATTCATAAGACAAACCAACAGTATCAGCAATAGAAGCAAACTTTTCAAGACCTTGTGAAATTTCTGCAGAACTTGAAGCAGTTGCGGCACCAAGAGCAGTAATAACATCAGCATAGTGTTCGAGTGATTCAGAACCATCATCAAAGTTATTCCAAATTGCAGTCATGTAAGATGAAACTTCTTGAGCAGAATCACCAGTTACTTGAGCCATTTTAATAGTTGCATCAGTTCTTTCTTTAACTGCTTGGTCATCCAAACCTTGCTGATAGAAAATAAGTGCAGCATCAGTATAAGCAGTAGTAGTTGTACTAAGTGCACGTGCGGCTTGGTTAGCTTGTGCCGCAAAAGTTGCCATTTGTTCTGTAGATTGACCAGTTACAATTCGTATATTAGTTAATGACTCATTTAAATCTTGAGCATATCCATACGCCTGTTGAATTGCACCCATAAAACCATGAATAGCACTTGAAGAAATTTGCCACTTAATAGTATTCTTCAAAACCGTTCCCATTTCAGTAAGAAGTTTATTAGTTCTCATTAATGGAATATCAGCTTGACTAATAGCCGTAGCTAATTTTGCAAAAGCCTGTGAACCTTCTGGACCTAATGCCATTAAAGACTTTTGATATTTTTCAAGAGTCATACCACTTCTTTGCATTTCTTGATTAAAACGAGTTAAATCTAATTTACCAGTATTTGTATTAAATGCTCTTTCAAGTTGTGTTTTTAAAATATTAACATTAGATGTAGCTTCTACTAATTCAGAATTCATTTTATCAAAACTTAAATTCTGTGTTGAACTTGTCCCAAGTTTTGTTAAACTTGCCTGTAAATCTTGAATTTGCTTTTTAGCTTGACTTGTATCAGCATTAAAACGCAAATCAATATTTAATTGTTTTGGCATATTATTTGCTCTCCTTTCTCTCATATTTTCTTCTTTTATTTGCAAATAAAAAAAGGGGAGAAGAGTTGTGAAACTCTCCTCCCCTAACTCTCAATTATATTGAAAATTAAAAGATAATAATTATCCTAATTTGGTTACAACTTCCTTAAGAAGTCCAAGGTTCTTCTCGTCAGATAATTTCTCACTAATCTTTGTAGCATCAAGTTCCAAATTAGAATAGTCCTTACTAATTGTATTCAAAATTCCCATAGCAGAATTCTCGTAAGCATAAACCGCTTCAATAGTATCAGAAATACCATCAATTACAGTTTCATATTCGACTTGCGGAATTGCTGATACGATCGCATCAATAAGACCCGAACTATTGAGAAGGTCATACAACTTCATTGGATCTTCTTTCTGCTTGTCTGTAAAATTGATATTGGTATAAGCATAGATAATCTCAAGACTACCCATTACCTCAATCAATACTGGGTTAGCAAAATTGGTAGAATGTGAATTGTTAATTACATTACCAATAAGTGCTAACTTATCATTGGCGGGTAAATATTGCTTAACTTCAATCTCTATATCATTAAATTTAATTGTCTTAATTTCTTCATTCTTTTTAAGACCTAATTTAATAAAACTAACTTTTGCCATTTATTATAGCCTCCTTTTTCTCTATGAATATATTATATCAAAAAATTTTTTAATTAGGAAATTTTTATATTAATTTTAATTTTTCTTTAGTATCTTTATATATCTTTTCAGTCATATGTTCTTCTATTACTTTAAATTTATTAGAAGTTTGTGTTTTTAATTTTTCAAACATAATTTCTGCTAATTTCTCAGGACTGTCCACCTCTCGTATTATAGATTGAGCAAAATTTAACAATTCTTTAGAACTTAATTCCCAATTTGCTGAATTTTTTATACTTCCTTTAATTTGAATATTATAAATAACTTTTCCCTCATCATTGACAACAACTACATCTCCTCCAGTTAACCAAGAAGTTGTATTAAGAGAATCATAAAGCCAACGTTGTGTAGAAACTGGTTTATTTTTAAAAACTTTTTCAAAACCTCCCTCTTTATTTATACTCGTTTTTATAGAATTAAGCATATTTTCAGCACTTCTTATCGAAATCTGAGAATTACTCATTAAACCATAAATTTGAGTATGAGCATTAGCCATGTGATTCATAAAAGCATCTAATTTTTTTCCTTCTTGGGCTTTACGGAAAAGAGTTTGGTTGTAAGTTTTATTAGTGAAATGCTCTGCATTTAATTTTACAAAAAACTCTTTTTCTCCTTCCACTCTTTTCTCTTTTATTAAATTGGACTTTCGTGCTCCCAATAATATATGTAAATATCGTGCTTCTCTTTTACTCATATGATATTCATCAAGAGTCTTTAATAAATTTGCATAATGATCTTGCATAATACTTTCAATATCTTGGCACAATAATATATTTCCAATCTTTTCTTGCATTTGATTTAATTTATTGGCAGATATGGATAGAGTTTTTGATTTCTCGGTAATCATGTCTCCCTCTTTGATTGAAGTTGTCCACATTGACTCTTCTTTGTTATTCATATTTATAACCGCAATAAGTTGCACTTCATCATTACCAAAATAATTTTGATTTATTCGCATCCATGCATCATAAATCTTTTTTGTGTCATAACCCTCTTTATGTTTTATGAATTTATAATAATTTCCATTTTTATTTTTTGATTTTAACCTTGTTAAACTCCACATTGATTCTAAAGGTTGTATAATTTCTATCTGTAATGCTTGTTTAAAATCTTCAAATTTTTGTTCATACCAAGGTTTCATAATTTCCATAAATTGTTCTTTGTCTAAAAAATGTTGACCAAAAATAATACCTTCATTAGAATTAGCCATAATATCTCCTTTTCCTCCTTTCCGCATATAATAAAAAAAAGGGGGAGTCCGCATATAGCGAACTCCCCAATTTAATTAGCTTTCGCTAAAAATTAACGTGAGTTAATTAGCCAGAAGCCTGAACATCATAAGTGTTAGTAGTCTCTCTGTAAGCACCACTCTCAGCATCCTGAGGAATAACCTGAATCTGAGCAAGAACCTTAGTAGTAGGATCCCATCTGGTGTAGTCAGGGAAGCAGTCAAGAGCAAAGGTGAATGTTGAAGGATCACCAGTTGCAGCCATTGAGAAGCTGAAGTTAGACTGAACACGGCAGTTAGGGATGATGAACTCGGCAGGAACGTCAATACCATCTTCATTTCTGAAGAGAGTAGAAGCCTCAAGATAGAAAGCACCACCGAATGAGTCAGGTGTGATGTTAATCTGCATTACAGCATCATCTGTCTGAGCTACATAGTAGTCAACGATTACAGAGTCGAAATCTGCATCTTCAATTGCAGTAGTTACAGAGTAAGCAACTGTCTCGCCACCACGAGTTCTATTAGCAATAGCAGCTACAGTAATGATACCATCAGCAATTGTACCAATATAAGGCTCAGAGATAATCTCTCCATCCTTTACAGGCAATACATAGATTGTATCCTGGTCATTGCTTGTAACAGGAGTGTTACCTGATGGAAGAGCGATTGTGAGTGTACCAGAAACAACCTTAGCACCAGGCTTACTTGTAGTAGGTGTGTCGTCAATCTTAGCAACAGTCTCAGTGATATGCTGCTTAAGAGAACCACCAGGAGCCTGAGAAGGCTGAATAAGTCCAGCACCAGCAAGAATCATAAGACCTTCAGGTGAAATAAGAGCATCCTCCATAGTGAAAGTTGTAGTCTTATCACCGTCCCATGACATCAATCTAGCGTTACCACGACCACCCTGTGCATATACAGTTGTTGAACTTCCTTCAAAAGTAGAAGTTTTGAGTGTATCAAAGTAAAGAACAGGCTCGTCCTTGTAGAAAGTCTTCTTACCGACCTTCATAGTACCCTTAGCACGAAGAACTACTTCGCATATTTCACGAATACCATACTTCATTACGTCTTTTCCTCCTTAATGAATTTTTATATAAACACGAATGTGTTATCAAATAGTTTTATGGATGTTTGCCATCCAATCGGGTGGCTCATGATCGATTTTAGCACCCGCAAGTCGAGACTTAATATCAATATCCCAACTTTTATACATTCCAAATCTTTCTACTTGGTCACAAAGCATAAACAAAGTATAATCTTTAAGTTGTGGCATTGGAATACCAAGACCAACAGAAAGAATAGAAATGTAGTTTAATATAAAGTCACCGGCTTCTTTACTTTTTATCTCGGCAACTCTTTCTCTACCACGTTTTAATTTATCAGCAATTTCTTTTGCTCTCTTATCACTTTCTCTAACGTTGTATTCAACTTCATTTTCTTTTCCATGATTTAAGCAAAATACTATTGATATTATTTCTTGTAGTGCGTTAAAATTTGAATCATCTACTGTAATCATTCCTATTTCTTGTTGATAAAACATTAAGGAACGTGGAGTAAAACTTATTTTATATTTAGGAAATATTAAACTTAGAACCTCTTGAACGGCTTGTTTTTTATCTAAAGTTCTTTCGTCTTCCATCACCATCATAAATAATTGAAAATTTGAAACTTCACTTAAATCAATTTCGTCCTCAAACTTAATTGACTCTTTAGAAATATTAAGTGCATAAATACCAGACATAAACTTATCTCTTCCCAAATAGGAAATTTCAAGTAAAGTCGGTTGATGTAAAATAAGCTGACATTCAGGAATAACTATATCAATTCCAGTAGCAAGAGCAGTAGTATTAATCATGCTCATTATACTGTTTATTAAACTCCTCGATATAAGATTCCCATTCATTAGGATTTATCATCTTCTTTTCATCATCACCATCATGAACTGTGCGGTACATCAAGCAGAGTCCCGCGTACTCGTCCGTGAGGATAATTTGAGTGGCTCCCGCAAATTCTGTCTTACCTATTCCACTTAAATGCGCTTCATCAAACATTGTATCAAGTTCAGCAGCAATTCTATAAGGTCGTAACTTTGCGTCCTTAAGTTGCCACTGATCGAAATGACAAACAATATCAAATTCAATTATATTATCTCTAAATTCTGGATTGGTAGCATTTGGGATAAAATTATCAAAATTTATTATAATGTAGTTTAATACACTTCCATCAACATATAATTTTGGAACTGTCTTTATATTTTTTGGAAATAAAGTTTGTTCCTGCTCTGGGGTAAGATTAGGTTTATCCAGAGCGTCCGGAGTTGTGTAGTAAAGCAAACGCTTTATTCTATCACACTTCATAATCTTGTCTGTTATAGTAGCCAAGTCTTTTTCAATAGATAAAAAAGAAGACTTTGGCTCTACGAAGCCTTCAATTTTCATTTAATATCTCCTTTATCTCAATATAATGACTGTGCAACTATTATTTTCTCATACTCTCCATACTTAATAGTAAATTGCCCACTATAAATAGCTTCCCAACAAATTTGAATTTGTAGAGGATTGCTGGGATCTAAATAAAGTCTAGCGGGACAGCTAGTTTCAACAATAGACCAAGAGGCACCAGAAATGGCCTCTCCTGTGAATACATAACTGTACTTAATTTTGGGTTTAACGAAAGTATCTCCCTCAATAATAGGCTCAGCTGGCCCAGGAAGTGGATTGGGATCAATTGGTGGGTTCATAATAAGACTGCCCACAATACCCTGGTCCAAATCATCTTCGAATTCATTTGCATAATATTCTATCGCAGTAAGTTCGAGTATACCAGGAGTAGAAATCCAGTCAGTCGCCTCAACTCTCCAGCATACTTGCGGCGAGCCTTTATCCTCTCCTTGCAAATAAAACTTACTGTAACGTCTAAAATATTCAAGTACTTCTTTGGTTCTTGGCATTAAAATATGTAAAGAATGATTAGGATTATCAATACTGATACCATGCTTTTGGATATAATCAATTTTTGTTTCTACTGGGCCACGTACTGCGGCAAAGGTAGAATGTTTTACACCCGTTTCATCTTCCCAATTTATTTTATAATTACATCTTCTTATTTCTGCTCTAAAATAAGCCAATTCAGTTAATTCTTGCAAATGAATAAGCCAAAAAGTATTAGTTCCAACCCATTCAAATATATCACCAGAATGGTAATCTTCTTCATTGTGTATAGACACAATTTTATCGTCATAGTCCATCTTGTTCTTGTCTGGGTTAATTAACGCCTTACAATATTCATGTGGGTTGGGGTCATAAACTCTTGAACTAGACGAACTCTCAATAGGATCTAAGCTCTGTACCCTGCGAATGGTTGCGGCTTGGTAAGAGCTACGCAGAACGCGATCAAAAGTTCTGCGTTTGTCAAATATCATTCTTTCTTGTTGACCATATCCGCCATTCTTTACAAGAACGTCAGACATGTTATCCATTCCTTCTAAACCTACATTCGGATTACCTTGTGGATGATTTGCTCCAAGATCCCATCCAAGTCTATTAGTCATGCGTTTGATGGAACTATTTTTGTTATGCATTATAAAAATCTCTCAATAAACTAATACATTCAAAGATAGTTTTTCTATAAATGCCAAATTCAACTTCCTCAGAACGCAAACCTTCTAACTTAGCTAAAATCTGTAAGAAATTAGGACTAAAGAAAAGTTCATTTAATCCCACTAACTCAACAAGAACAGTATCAAGTTGTTTTATCCAATCTTCTTCATGTTCACGCATAGGAATTAATTTCCAAATTTGGTTGGTTAAACGTGAAACATTTGTTTCAATACTCTCTTCTGAAATGTCCAGATTATATTTCTTCGTTAGCATTACTTTTGCGGAGTATAGACCAGTTTGACCTATAACTTCCATCGTCCTTTAATTTTCTTCTTTTGTACAATCTTTGATTGTGTAAAGAGTCTCTTCTCGACTCGTCAAGCAATTCCTTAAGTTTAGCCATGTGGTTTGCCTGAGAAGTCATTTTAAAATCTGCACCAGAATATTTCATACGAGTATTTTCAATAGAGGTCAATTGGCGCTGAACCCAACCTTGTTTCATAATAATCGCCAAAATGTTTACCTCTTCCGGGGTAAGTACCGCCGCGAAGTAAGAATCATCAACAACAACTTGTGGGACTGGATCTTCATCAACATTACTAATTACAAAGTCTTCATCGGTAACATCCTCTGCCGGAATAATCTTTTCACTAATTGTATAATCAAATAGATTAACTCTCGGAAATTCAAATCCAGGTAATGCATCTTTGAGAAGGCTTTGCAAATCTCTAATTGTATCTTGCGGTGTCATAAACTCCGAATACATATCATCAGTAATTTTTTCAAGAAAGCGGTTATAGATGGTAGAAAAACGTGTTCCTTCTTCCATACTATTCCTCCTTAATTACATATTACTCTTTTTTATCTACAACATTATACTTTGGAGTAGTTCTGCGGGCAGGGGTGCTGCTTGTAGCAGTAGGCTGAACACGACGTGTATGTGTCTCAGACTTTGCAGCTTCCTCGTCCTCGTTGTCGGGCTCCGAATTAGCAAGGGCCGCATCAACGTCAAAACCAGTCTTCTCCTTAAGTGCCTTTCTCTTAGATGTACTCTCAAGAGGTAACTTAACAGAAAGTGCTTTAATAAGTGTAATTACTCCTTCTGGAGCGAAGTCCAAAGCATCGAGAAACTGATCGAGTGAACCAGTTGTGAGCAAATCTACAACATCTTGTTCGGACATATCGTACTCAAGTTCTGTCTTAAGTCCAAGGTCCTTTCTTGCTTCAACTTCAGCAATCTGAAGGTACTGTTCCATCAATTCTCTACCCCCTGGCTGATAAGCTAACTTAACCAACTCATCATAATCAACTATAATGGTCTCACCAGGCTGAATATTTCTCTTGATATTTGCTTCTGGAATCTTATAACTTACCATTCCAATACTTCTGTTCTTTACCGAACACTTTTTAATTGTATTTGTCTCCATAATTTATCTCCTTTATCTCTTAAAATATAACAAAAATTGGGGGAGGGGATTAAACCCCATCCCCCAAGATTTTTATTATTAGTGCTTGTGAACTGTGTGGTTAGTACCAGTGTAGTCAAGGATATCAAGGCTACGAGATACCATATCAGCAGTAGACATCTTACCAGCAAGTGAGCTGTCGATGAATGCGCAGATGTTGTTAGCGAGCATGCAAGTTACGCCAACCTTCTTGTAAACCTGAAGTTCTCTTGAACGATCCTTGTTGTTGTACTCGTCGATAATTGTGTTACCTTCGAATGCAACCTTAACAGGCTTAGTATCAGCACCAGTAGGGATGATGTAAGCATAACCAGGGTCAATAACCTTAGTTGAGTTTGTACCATCTTCGAAGCCCTGCTCAAGGATAACAACCTTTGTTCCCTTGTAGTCAGCAAGCTTACCAGTCTTCCAAAGCTGATCCTTCATAGCCTCAGTGTATCTCCAAGCTTCCTGAGGTACCATCTTAACTGCGAACTCGTAAGTGCAGTAAATAGTAGGTGTACCGTAAGCAGAAGCAATAGTGATAAGTCTGTCGAGAGCGTCCTCATCGAAACCATTGCAAACGTGAATGTTTGCAGGAGGGAGCTGGTTGATAGAAGCCTTAAGAGCCTCACCAATCTCTCTATAAATGAGTTCGTTCATACCATCAAGAACAATCTGTGTAACTTCTGCGAAGTCAACACGTCCATCGAGGAACTCCTCAAATCCAATCTGAGCAGCACCACCAATAGCAGATGTTCTTACTTCAAAAGTCTCCCAAGACTTGTCAAGCTTGAATACCTCATAGATACCAGCAAGACCAACTCTTGTGATGAACTGCTTTGCTCTTGAGCTACGAGCAAGCTTTCTACGGAATACGATCTTATCGCCCTGTGCGAATGTACGTACTTCAGCGAACTTGTCGTACTGTTCTGTAACTACCTTAGGAAGTACATCATCAAGAACTTCTTCAATGATAGAGAAGATAAGGTTCTTATTCTCTCTGTAGAGAGCATATGTACCAGCTAATTCGTTCATTTCTTTTCTAAATGTCTCATTGAGTGCATCGTAAGTGAGATTCTGTCCATTGTAACTATAAGTTGAAGGAGTTGAAGAATCTGCCTTAGCAACAATCTTACCCAAAGCGACTAAATTCTGTCTATCTAAAGCCATCTTATTTTCTCCTTTCTTATGCGATTCTCATTAACTTAAGTCCAGCCTGACCATCTGGCATCGTATAAATCTTAACTACCTGCCAAAGCATAGCACCTGCTGCAGCACCAGTAGCATCCTCAAGGATACCATTAGCACCGGGAGTAAGTGTATCGCCAAGAGCAAAGGGGACAACACTGCCCTGGTCTTCCTTGGCCTTAACTGTGTTAGTTGTGAAAATGTCACCAATGTTTGTCTTGAAAAGACGAGGAACCATTGTAGTGCCTTCAGGCATCTTCTGAGGCTGGTTCTTTGTGAAGATGTGGAAAGGATCCTCATTGTAGTGGCTCTCTCTAGGATCATCATCAGCAGTTACATCATCATAAACAATAGTAACATCATCGTTAATCTTCTTTGAAGTAGCACCAGTAGAATCTACACCATTGTAGTATCTAGTCTGTGCAGTACCCTGTGGATGAGAAGCAGGACTATAAAGTCTAGCCTGATAATCACCCTTCTTCATAGCGAACTCACAATCAGCCTGCTCGTCACCTCTATAAAGCTTGATTTCATTATAAACAAGCATCCACTCACCAGCGCCAGTGAAGTTTACAAGACCATTAGCATAGTCATACTTAGCAAACTGACCATTCTGGAGTACATCGATGGTAGAAGCAGCAGGGAGCTGAGCATAAATCTGACCTGTGCGCTGAGCTGAAAGATGATTAGGCTCAACTTGACCGTAGCCATACTCTACAAATGTAGCAGGGTTATCATAAGTAATGATTTTCTTTACAAAATCCTTATACATTTTTGTATTTTCCTCCTTTTAAAATTTTATACCATTTCTTTTTCGGTCTCAAGGACTGCCTTAACCCATGCTGGAGCAGATTCGAGAGCAGAATCAGGAGCAGCCAAGCTGTCTAAATTAAAATTAGCAGCGGGTACTTCTTCCTTCTTTTCCTCTGAATCAAGGTTAAAACCTACCTTGTTGCGAACACAAATAACTGAAAGCTTTGCCTCAATCTGGTCTAAAGAATAAGTATCAATGTTCTTGATAACGTCTTCCTTATCAGAATCAGAAAGCATGTAGAATGAATCAATCATTGCCTGCTTCTGTTTCTTTTCCTCAGCAAGTTTGAACTCCTTAAGTGGAGCAAGCTCTGCTTCGAGTGCGGCACAGCGTGATTCCAACTCTGCGTACTCTTTAGCAAGAGCAACATATTCAGGAATCTCTTCTAAATTATATTGAATTTCCGAGGTTGTTTCTTCTACATTTTCGCCCTCAGAATTTTCTTCAGGTTCATTATTTTCCTCTGAACCTTCTTCTACGTCGGCAGCCTGTCCTTCTGTATTATCTTCTTCGGAACCAGCGCCTTCGCTATCCTCAGAAGATGGAGTAACTTCTGCCTGTTCACCAGAGTTATCAGCAAATTCTGTATCAGCAACCTGAACATCAGTTTCTTCAACCTGAGCCTCTGGATTAGTAACATCAATCATTTCGATATCTCCGTTCAAATCTTCTGTTCCTCCTTCTTCAGTATTTTCCAATAATTCCTTAATCTCTTGCATCATTGAGAATAATTGCTTCTTGAACTCTTCATTATCCTTAATCAAAGAGTAATCAGCACCTTTAATAGTAGCACCTTCAAAACAAGGTTCCATTTCTTCTCCCAAAATGCAAAGTTTTGATATTATTGCTTCATTTATAATGAAAAATGAAGGTTCATCATTATTACTTTCTGACCATTCAGCATCAATAGAATTTGGATCTAATTCCATAGATTGGTTATTTCCCTTATCTATGACTCTCTGACACTCTGGATACTGACCAGTCCATAAATAACCTTCTGTCATAAGATACTTATGAATAGTATCTCCATCATCAATAAAATCTTGAAACCAACACTTAGCGTCTGTAGGAACAAAACCATAAGGCTTAGTAAGTTCCTTGACTTCCCATTTATCACCAGAAATCTCAATGGAACGGCTATGCTCCTCAAAGTCCTCTGTGGCCTCATTATAGAGGCCAACAATAGGACTACCGGGGAGTGAATTAGCCATTTTTGTAGCTACTTCTTTAGTAATTACACTACCATTGCGATTAGGCTTATCACTTACATAACAAACCTTAATATGACATTTGGAAATAAGTGGGTTCAAAGGCTTTACATCAATAAATTCACAGGGTGCACCTGCAATAACACTCGTATGTTTCATCCTTCTCCTCCTTACATAGATTCTAAGTTAGCTGCTGTCTTCTCAGACTTCTCGCTGTCGCTCTTCTCAGGGCGGCCCGCACCCTCTTGAGATTCTTCACCAGTAATACTTTTTAAACTTTCTGCGTTCATGGTAGAAGACATAAGAGGAGGTATCATAATTGCACTCAAATTCAATACTTCATTCTCAAAATAAGCATTATGTAAAATAGAACTTTGTGAATGTCCAAGAGCAATCTGAGGTAACATTTTAGAATAACCAATTTGTACTTGCTCTTTATACATTTTCGACAAGTCTTTATAATTATATTGTGTGGTTTCAAGCATATAAAATCTATACTTAAATTTGCTATTGGAAGCCAAATGTTGCACAATATTATCAAAGAAAGCAGTAAATTGTAATAATAAAGTTCTTAATGAAGATTCATCATCGAGAATAGATTTTTCAAGAGCCAAACTTGTATCAGAATTAAACAAGTTTCTTGAAACACCAAAAGCATTATAGACTCCACGTTCCATTCTCTCTAATACATCGGTGCTTTGAGAAGTAGAATTATCTGCAATATCTACTGCGTCTACATCAGCGACAGTAGATACAACTCCAACTCCAATATTATCTTCAACCATTTCTACAGTATTTTCATGGAGGTCTTTAATTTCATCCAAATCAAATACTAAATCAAAGTTTTTGTCAAGAGGATATTTCTGAATAAGAAGTTTCTGTAAGTTCTGTAATTGCTTTTGCTTATCTATTCCTTGTGAATTCATTAAGTCCAAAATTGCGGGAATAGCTTTTACAAAAAGAGGTTGATCTCCATTGGCAAAAGCAAATTTTATTGCGGAACCAACTTCAAGAGCATACCAACCATCTTTTATGTAAGCGGGTGACCATCTTGGAGTACCTGTCCAATAGGTTGATTGCTGTATATTATCTCCGGGTAACTTACCTTGTTTATAAAGGACATAACCCTTTTTGAATTCATCGGGAAACATATTAAGAATTTTAGTTCTATACTCTGGATCAATGAAATTTTCATCGAAATATCTCATGTTGAATTCAATAACTGGTGTACTTCCAGAATTATAAAGACTTCTACAATAAGCAATAGGCAATTCTTGTAAGACTATTCCATTTTTTGAAGGCACCAAGTAGCCATAATAAGCTCCATTTTTAATAACTTTTAATGCTATATCTCCACAATTCTTTTTTATATAAGAACCATCTAAAAAACCCAAAAGGAAATAAAGTTTCTTTAATACTTTATCATTGTCAACCTTTTCTTGGTCGTAGATTTCAGGGACGATGTACCAGTCGAATCTATACATGTTAGCAAAGTAATCACATATTCTTGAATAAATACCATTAGTATCATAGAAGAAGTTTGATATATCTCTTAAATAAAATAAATTCTTTTCGTCAATAGCTCGATAAATATCAGCAACTTTAAAAGTTCTTGAGCCGCATTTATAAGTGCGCTGAGTCATTTTTAAAGTTGCATCTTCAATAGTTTTTCTATCTATTTTAATTTTACCAAACTCTACTTTTGGCTTAACAAGATATGAGCCTTTGTCGTCGTATATATATTCTTGTCTATTTCTCAATTTTTCACCCCCTTCTCTAAAGTGTAGGAAGCTGATTTAATAACCAGCTTTTTTCATAATATAATCATAAGAAATAAGATTTTCTTCTGTATACGGAATTTCCACTAACTTATAACCATGAAATGCACAATATCTTCGTTTTTGTTGATCATTATACTGTTGTTTGCGGAGGCCCACTTTACCACCGAATCGTGACGAGGCCTCGTAGTGCTGTCTGCCCTGATATTCTATTAAGAAATCAAGGTTTCCATCATCATCAAACACAGCAAAATCAAAACGAAGAGGAGTGCCAGAGGAGGTCTTCAAATCTGAAAACATAAATTCCATTTTATAATTCAGACCGAAGTTCTCCAAAATCTCATGGATTTTTATTTCTCCTCTACTAGCATCCATTTTCTTCTCTCCTCATTATTTAAACTTAAAGTCTTTAGCATTAAATTTCTTTTTTCTTCTCTTCTTTTCATCTTCTTCTTTTTTAATATAATAAAGTCCGTATTCAAAAGCAGAAAATTTATCCTTTGCGATACCCTTGTTTGCCTGTTTAAGAATAATATTAGTACCATTATTCTCTTCTCGCAAATTCATCATCTCTTCTCTTAATATGGAAGTTAATGTAAAAGGTTTTAAATATTCTGCCCTTTCTTCAGGTTTCATATTATTTCCTTTAACAGTTCCTAATAATTTGCCCTTTGCAACTCTTTCATCAATTAAAAGTTTTACTCTACCAGAAGAAAGCTGAGATTGAGCATTTGCGTGCGCTTCGGTATTGATAGGTGCGTTGGCCTTGATGACATATATAGCATCATCCTGACATTCTACGCTTCTGAACTTCTTATATTCACCATCTTCATCATTGTAAATACCAAAATCTGGGAATACTTCATTAGTTTCAACATCTGTCTGCGACTTAACCATATAGTCAAGCAAACCAATACCAAGACCATTACCATCGATTACAACTCTTTTCGCTTGAAACTTATAAAATAATCGTTTTAACCAAATTGCTTGTTCCTCAAAGTGTTCAGCAGTTTTAGTATAAATATTAACCAACTGTTTTAAGGAAGTTCCTTGTGCTCCCGGGGTTACTTTCCAGATAATTGCAACAGAATCACATCCCTTACGACCAACGTCGACTGAGATGACATAAAAAGTATTCTTACTAGAACGACCAGACGCCTGATATTCTGGTGCTTTTAATATTCTGTTTCTATCATAAACATCAGCATTAAAGAAAGCGTCTTCAACAGTTCCGGCCCATTTAGATTCATATTCTCTCTGGAAGGATACTTCGTTGAAAGTTCCGTCCATTTTTAAGTCTTGAACAAAGTGTTTATCCAACAATTTAACAAGAACAGGAATCTTATAAGTACCACCAATCATCATAGCTTTCTCAGGCTTAACAATCTGCCATACAAGAATCTGAATAAGTTTCTCATAAGCATAAGTATTTTTAAACCCTGCAGTCGTGATATATAACTGAGCTTTATTCAGCTGCTCTTCAGGATGGGTGCTACCGTCCGCACATCTACGGGATATGTTCATGGTGGGGATAATGACCGTGCTCAAAATATCTCCATCGACACCGACGCACTCCTCGATAACGCCCGCATGTCTACGCTTACCTCTTGAACTTTCTCTCGCTGCAATATTATCGAAATAAGAACCATTTTTAAAAGTATATTTAGCATAGTCTTTACCTTCAAGGGTGATACCTCTATCCCAGTTTATTTCTCTTTCAATAGCGGGAACAAGATTACAAATTTCTTGAACCTTTTCCTTCATAATGCCTGCGGCTTGTTCCTTACCACCAGAAGTAACAAATAGTTTACAACCGGGATATAAGATACATCTCAGCATGAGAGTCATCATTGACAAGAAAGATTTAGAATAAGCACGAGGGAAGACTGCATACACATACTGGTGGCGCATAGCCACTCTTAAGAATACTCTTTGAAAGAAATAAAACTCAAAATTTTGTGGATTACCCATCTTAAGCAAAAAGTCTATAAAAAGGTCTGGGTATTCACGCCAAAAACTTATATACTGTCTTGCTACTGGTACTATTGCTTTTATTCTATCTTCAGTTATTTCAGAAGAATGTTTCTTCTCTACTTGCTTAGATAAATCAATTAAATCTTGTAAAGCCATTATTCTCCTCCTTCCTCTTCAAGGAATTTAGTAATAATGTCTTCATCAGAACCCGCTTCTTCTTCTACCATGTCAAAGAATTGTTCATGGTCTTGGTCGGTAATGTTCTGAATATCTTCCATTGTAAGTTCTTCATCATCAATATCTTCGTCTTCTTCTTTAGCTTCTTCAATAGACATTTGACGAACTGCGCTTTCAATTAAGTTACCGAGGTTAAGTTCTTCTGTCATAACAGAATAAGTGTAATCTTTCAAATCCTGAATTACTGCATCTACTCTATCATTTGGTTTATCAATATAAAATCTTGGAATAAAGCCTTCTTTTTCGCACATTACAGTCAACTCACTAATAGAATTAAGAACTTCATCTTCTTTCTTCTTATTCTGGTCTGCGGTAAAGTGTCCAGACTTCATCAAATCATTATACATCTTTGTAGCTTTCGTTGCTCCATCAATATCTCCCATGTCGAGAAGTTGATTAGCCTTCAAAGAAGTTTTACATACCAAAAGTAAGGTATCTTCATGACCAGCACCTTCAATGGCGTAATCATCAGTCATCTTTTGATATAATTGTTCAAGTCTTACCCACTCTTCTGGAGTGTACTTACCCCACTTTAATCGAAGCATTCTCTTTTCTTCATCTGTGAGGTCGTCGTCAAAAAGATCGTCATCATCCTGTTGAAAAGTATCGTATGAGCTACCGGCCGCAAGTGGGTTAGAATAGCTTTGTGGTACAGTAACTTGTAATTCAGGCATAGCGGGAGCCTCAGATAACTGATGAGTGTCAGAGATTGTTTGCGCAATCTCTGCTGCGTCAAAGCCTTGACGAATCATTTGCTCCTTTGTCTTCTTATCATTTAAATCTTGTAAGAATTCAGAGTCTTTCCAACGGAAGTCTCTATACTGCTTTAATTTCATCTTACCAAGGTATCTACCAATAATAGTCATTCCTGTAACCTTGGATCTATCTTTACCATAAGATTTAAGAAGACTGTTCCATTCTTCAGTTATATAGGGTACATCAGCTTCTTGTAGTATCCAAGTAAAAGTTGATGCATCCCAGTTATCAACTTGAGAAGTAAGGCATTTCTTGCATTGATTTAAATAGCCATCTGGATATTTTTCTTTGTTGTTAGACATATAAAAATCTTTAATAGACATAGTTTTCTTACATTTAGGACAAAACTTTTTTATTTTTTCTTCTGCTGCCATATTCTCTTCCTCCTTTTCCACATTATAGTTTAATAATTATGAAAATTTCTTTTATATTATTATGGGAAAATGCCCAAAAGCAAAAGAAAAGAGGAGCACTCAGCTCCTCTTATTACGACATTCCTTACATATACTATAAAATGAATCCTTACTTGTTTTATTATAACTAAAATATTTATTATGTGCTAATTTAATCTTTCCGCATTTACTACAACGCTTATATTTACCTTTTTCCTGATTTAAATAGTAATCTGAAAGTATATCATCTTCCGCAACAGAGGCAATCAACTTCGGAATCTTTTTGCGCCAAAGGCTTGAAATATATTCTGGACTATGAGTTACTCCATATTTTAAGTCTAATGCCTTTTGGATTTCCGCATTGGAGAAACCATCAATCTTCATGATGATAATGTCCTCGTACATGGGGTACTCACGGACGGCTCGGCCGCAAATTCTATCAAAATCTATCATCATATAATAAAGATCGCCATGTTGAGGGTCGGCGCCATTTTGTTTAAGTTTGCTATAATTACATAATATAGCCGAGCACACTCTCGGATCTGCTAAACTGTATCCAGTTACATGGACTTGTCCCTCTTGGTCTACTTCATAATCGTCGGGGAGAAGGTGAGGGCATTCAGTCCTAGTTACATTGTGTGATTGAATTATGTTAAGATAGCTGTCCTTAAGGTAATATCTGAACTGTTGGGTTTCGATAATTGCTCTTTTGATAATGTACTTAGATTTACCAGAAGCGTTGATTAAGCGGTCTTTCCAAGCCTTAATGTCTTCTGTTGCTTCTTTCATAAAGGGAATGGTTTCAATATCTTTACGAGTTATGGACTTTTTAGGGTGGAAATTGTAGATATTATTGTGTTCATTTACGAGGTTATAGATTCCATCTTCTCCATTCTCGAACTGTGCGGCCAGCCCCTCGTACGACGTTTCGCGCTCGTCCACGGTGCACATACGATTGTCTGTAAGTATTTTCTTTTGCTTTTTTTCTTGCTTATCCATAGCAAAGATTAGATAGTTAGATAAGATTTCTAAGTAAGATTCGTTGGGATTAGGATTTTCTTCTAAGATTTTTTCTACTAATTTAACTCTTTCCTGTGGATCAGTGATAGTATAATCTAATTTAGTAATTTTAATCACCTCCAGTTTAATTACTGCTTACAATAGTATTATAGCAAAAAATTTTTAGAAACAGAAATTTTTTGGGCAAAAAGGAAAGAAATTACATCGTTTAGAAGATTTGTCGCTTCTGGGAATGAAATTAATTCTTGCTGGGAATTGGGGCCAGGAAAAAACGATTTTCAAAATTCCCCACATAATCTCCCGAAATAATACCCCCCATACTAAGCGGTAATTTGCTCAGAAGCCACAGGGGTGGTTAGTGGTACCCTCGGGAGGCTAAAACATAGGACCCACGCATCGCAGCCTTGTACTAAACAAACAAACAACATACATAAAGAAACACATACAAATACCAACAGAATAGTAATAGAACACATGATAAAAACATCAAGACATACACACAGAAAAACTCTATTTGCTCGGCTCGCTTGCGGTTGGGTGCGAGCCGTTTGGCGTGCTGTGCACGCCAAAGCACTTTTGTCAATTGTGCAAGTTGCACAAAAATTCACCTAGTCAGATCCCGAAATTTGTGCAGGTTGCACAATTGACAGGATCCAAATGTTACAAATTTGTGAACAAATTGTAAACTCTATTGACAACCAACAATTTTTGTGAATGTTACAGTTATGTTACAAAATACCAAAAGGGGTTGAAATTTTAATTGCCATCGTTTATAATAAAGGTACATTAAAGATAAAAGAGAGGTACAAGACAATGTTAAAGAAGTTCTCAGAGGTAAAGGTTGGCAAGGCTATCAGAGAGTATGACGAAGATGATGGAGTAAGATACTACATTAAGGTATCAGACAAGGGAGCGATTTGTGCTTTTGATTACTACGACAAGCTTTCAAAGAACCCGGTTGTCTACACACACTTCACAATTGACGACCAGATGGTTGACGAAGTTCCAAAGGTTCGTGCGAAGGAATGGGTTAAGGGTGACACATCATTCGAAGATGTGATGACATTAATCAGAGAGTTGACAAAGGGAGAGTAATCTCCCTTTTCTTTTGTGCGGGCAAAGGTCGTGTCCGACCGAAAATTTTACCACCTACGAAGCAAAAAATCAAGCACTTTTTTCTTGTCAGGTTGCACAAAAATACTTCCGGAAATTTGTGCAATTTGTAGATGGGGTAAAGGTTGCAAGTGGGGGTTTGTTTTGCTATACTGTAATCAAGAAAAGAGAAAGAGGTACAAGACAATGACAAATACAGTAGTTAATACTTTCTGGAAAGTACAGATAGGATACGCAAGAGTAATGCACAATTTCAAGGACTTCAACGATGCAAAGACTTATGCAAAGACAAGAGTAAATGATGCAAAGGGTAAAGGACTTAATGTGTATGTAGTAAGGACAGACATTGACTATGTAAATGGAACAAAGGAAAAGTTTTACAAGATTTATGCTTAAACAATAATTAGTCAAGAACACAATGTAAGTGTTAAGTTTGTAAGAACCAATAGGAAAAGGTAACAACCAAAAGGTAGAAAGAAAGGTGATAACTACAAAGGAAGTTTGATAATCAAAATAAAATAAAAAGAAATTGAATGTGAAAATAACGTGCGGCAAGGCTGACCTGATACAGAACTACAGACAACTGTAACACTGAAGAAGGGCGACCTTGCCGCACGC